AGATTGTGCTTCGCGTTGCGCCATTGTGCGCCCTTACGGCTGTTGCAGGATCTGCACAACGCTTGGAGGTTGCCCAGGTCGTGGGTGCCTCCTCGGTCCAGCTCGATGATGTGGTCGGCGGTTGTCGCCGGCTGGGAGCAGATCGCGCATGGTGGATTTGTGGCGAGGAGTAGCGCCCTGTTCGCCTTGTAGGTGGGGTGGTTGTACGGGCGGGGGGGGCGGGTTGGTTCTTTCACAAGGCGACCCGTCCGACGCCGGCACACCTCGAGCATGTGTCGGTTCGTCGTTGTCCTGTGCCTCGGCATAGCGGGCATGCGTACGTGGTTCGTGTACCGGCTGCGCCCGTATCTTCTTGTCTTAGATCTACATCTAGTTCTTTTCCGCGACGGGCCACCGAACGACGGGCGTCGGACGAAAGTGGTACCACATTCGTCGGGCTACCGAACGACGGGCTACCGCGGTATTTCGCGTGGTCGGTCGATGGTTCCCAGGTGCGGATCGTGACCTTCCGGAACTGTCCTCGGCGGTCTCGACGATCGTCCTCGACTAAGAACCCGGCTTCCTTTAGGGCCTGCCATGCTCGGATGATTCGAGCTCGGGACACGACCCGAGGGATGTGGAATCTGTGGATTACTTGTTCCCGGGTGACGTGTTTGTTTGGGTGGTTGTGCATGATCCAAACAAGGACGCCGAGAGCGACAGGGTCGTCCAAAGTGGCGATCACGGACCTGGGGACCTTCGTGAAGTCCTTCGACGGTTCCGGGCCGACCCGGTAGCGGCTGTCATTCATCGGGCTGCCATTTCGCTCGGAGCTCGGCGACGAGTTGTTTGACGCGTGCAGGGTCGGCCAGCTCGTCGTCGCGTGTAGGAAGGCCGCTGTGGGTGCCGTTCTTCAGTTTGTCGCCGTCTTTCCACCGGACCCGGGTCGAAATGTGGATTACCGCGTCGTCGCGGTGCGCTACGGCGGCTTCTTGCTCGATCGCGAAGGTGAGCGCTTCGGCTTCGCATTGGAACCCTTCACCCTTGGCCGGGTGAATCATCGCCCAGGTGACGGGCCCGTTCGCCCCGTTAGGACCTTGGGACAGGCCGACGTCGGTCCAGATCACCGCGACCGTGTAGTCGCGAACTTCGTTGTGTCGGCGGGTCAACACTTCGTCGCGTCGAGCTTGCTCGAGCTGCCGGCGGACGAGGAGATCCAGGCCGGACCACCAGGTGTCGTAGTCGATGCCTTCTTTGTATTTCATGGCGCGGGTGCTTTCTGTTAGGCCGGGCTGTTCCGGCGTACTCGGTCACGTTCGTATGCGGCGTGAGCGTCCTTACATGGCTGGCACGTCGGGGTCTTGTCCCGTAGGTGGCGTGTGTACCCGTACGGGGTCCCGCAATATTTCCCCTCCGGCGGCTGCCGGCTGGCCTGGTACGCCTCCCACCGGGGCCGCCACCTCGACTCCATTGCCCGGGCTCCGGCTTGGCCTCGCTCGAACGCCCGGGTTTCGTCCGGGTGCCAAGGCTTGATCGGCTGCCCGTCGGCCCTGGGTGCGTCCGGCCCGTAGATCCGCTCGTACGCTCGCCGGCAGGGTTCGCATGGCTCGAGCCCGGCCTTCCGGTGCTCTCGGTATCCGTTTAGCGTGCCGTGCATGACAACCTTCGGACGATCGCGTCCATGTCGGCCGGGCGCCATAGGTGGTACTCGCCGCCGGCTTGCTGGATCTCGAACGCCCACCGGAGTTGCTCGGCGGACAGTTTCCCGGTGTCGGTCTTCAGTTCGGCGAACAGGAGACCTTCGCCGGCCTTGCACAAGGTCAAGTCTGGGTAGCCCTTGTCGCCGGACTGGAATGTGGCGTACACGCCTTTCTTCTGGGCGGTGACAGGGTGGAACACCATCCAGTCGAACCGGCGTGCGAGCTCGATGACCTGGGCTTGGAACTGCCGTTCCGACAACGGGGGCATCACCGAGGGCACTAGAAGGGTTCCTCACCGGCGATCGCTTCGGCCTTGAGTTGTTCGATGGCGGCCTTGCACCCGTCGAACGTGTCCAGGTCGAAGTCGGCCTTGTCCCGGTTTGCACCCTTGATAAGCGCGTGAGCGTACCGGACCATCTTCTCCGTCGGGGCACCCTTCCCGGTCGCCTTCTCCGCCCGCTGCGCTTCGTACGCCCGCTGTTGGGCGGCGTAGTTGTCGTCCCGGTACTGCTGCTGCTTGGCGCCGGCCGACCTGGGTTCCGACTGTCGTGCTCGAGCTGTTTCGACTTCGTCCCGGCTGGCGATCGACTTTTTCGCACCGAACCCCATGAGGCCGAGCGCCCGGCCCACGGCGGACGTGCTCGCGTTCATCATCTCCGAGTCACGCACGAACCCGGTCTTCCCGGGGAATGGTTCCCAGGCGTGGGCGGTGCACGGCCGGTGATCGTCGGCGTCCCGGTGGATGGTGACACACACCTCGACAAACAGAGTCCCGCCGGCTTCGACCATGCGCGGCTGGTGTTCGGTGATGCGAAGGTCTGGGTACTTGGCGAACGCTTCGGTGAGCCGGGTGGCTACGTCGACGTAATCAGCTGGCGCGGGCATTACTAGGGGCCTCCCATAGCAGGCGTGGACTTGATTTGTAGTTGTTAGTCGGGCGAGGCCGGGATGGCGTGTCCCAACCGGCCCGGGCCGGACGTTCGGCTATCACTCGCCATCCAGCGGCGCGCAATGATGATCCCGTCTCGGTGTCGAGCGTGTACGTAATAAGTCGGGTGTAGCCAAGCGCGTAGCCAGCGCGCACGCATGCTCCGTACAACATGGAACAGGCGTTAGGGTGACCATCGGTTGCAACGCGTCGAACTTCGAGCGTGCCGCCGTCGCAGTAGTGCCGGGCGACCGGGTGGCCTGCCATCGCGACACCGACAAGGATTCCGTCGTGCGCGACTCCGACGCAGAACTTGACGTTCCGTATCGGTGGCGAGTGCCGATGCCATTCGTCGATGAAGGCTGCAGCGTCTTTCACGGTTACGGGTACAAGGTGCATGTCAGTAGCAGGCCCAGGGCGTCCACCCTTGGGCGTCGTACAACTTGCGGGCGATCGCCACGTTCGTGGCCGGGTCTGACAGGTCGGCGATGGTAAGCCCTTCGGCTACCCCACCGGGCGCACGGTGGATGTCGTTGATCTGGAACAGGCCGGTGTCGCCGGTCCGGGACCTGGCGGCCGGGTTCCAGTTGGACTCACAAGTGACTATGCGGATGGCGGTATAGGAATCCTCGGGGAAAACGCTGACTACGAGCCCGAAAAGGGTGTCAGGTCCTCCCAATGGAATCGGCGTTTCCCGTTCCGGAGGACGAGTACTCGTCGTCGGGTAGGGCCCGGCGTGGACGAGCTCGTCGGCCGGGAGCTGCCCGGCGGCGGTGTAGCCCGGCCGGGCTTCTTCTTCGACATGGGTGACCTCCGGTTCAGGGTCGGCGGCCCAGTACCACAGGCCGATGAGGACAGCGGCCCAGACGGTTAGGCCGAGTGTGATGGCGACGGTAGGTCGCATGGGTCACCTCCGTGTGTATTGCGGGTGCCGGGGCCAGGCGATGAAGTCGACGTCGACCATCGCACCGCATCGGGTGATCTGGAGCACCATCGCTCGGGCCTCCTCGGCCCGGTGCCCTTGGGCGCGCATGGTCACGTACAGGTTGCGGACCCCGGCGCGCATGTCGTCGTCCAGGTCGAACACGAACACGGGTTCAAGGAGCGCCGTCGGGGGGAATGCTCGTTCCCGGGCGGTGCGCAGGTACAACCTCACCAGTTGTCGTCCTCGGCTCGGACGCGCAGTTCCTCGAGAAGGGATCGGAACTGTCGGTACCGCATGTTGTCGGCGCCGTGCATGAAACCGAGCAGGTAGCACAGGCCACCGCCGATGACGAAAGCGGCGAGGGTGCGAAACAGGGTGAATGACACGGGTACCTCCGTGGGTCTTGTTGGCGTCCCCCACGGTATCGACCGGGTAGGACGTTTACAACTACCCTCGGCCGCCGGTCCGGTCCACCATCCGCTGCCAGCCTTCGTTATAGAGCATCTGGAACGCGACGTACTGGGGGTCGGTGCCGGCGTCGATCTGCTGCGCCCAGTACGCGATGCCACCCGGGTCGCCGGGGCGCAGCGCCCACAAGCGGTACATCTCGGCGACGATCTGTTCGGTCGGGGTCACGGGTCCTCCGTAAACGAGCTGGCGGATGGTGTCGAGCTGTTCGTAAATCGCGTCACCACAACATGCAGTGTCGGGGTTGAGGTCACGGTGCGCGACGATCGGCACGTCGTGGGGAAGCTGGCCGAGCGCGATCCCGGACCGGATCGCCTGGGCGACCGCCTCGAGGTCCTCCCGTGGGGCGGGCGTGTAGCTGCCGTCGCCGAGGATCGCGAAGGACAGGGCCGTCGAGTTGTACCCGACCTGGGCGGCTTGGGCGACGCCCCAGCCTCGGCCTTCGTACACGTCACCAGACCCGACGAGCCACGAGTACCCGATATCGGCCCAGCCTCGGGTGTCCATGTGGAACGCCTGGATGTTTCGGCATTGAGCGGCGGCGTCGTACGGGGAATCCGGCCAGTAGGTAACTGTGTGGTGGATGACGGCGTAAATCTGCGGAGGTTCGGCCGGGGTGACCGACTTCGGTGGTCGTGCACCCCAGTCGGCTCGAGACCACACTCTCACGCGTCGTCGCCTTCACCGTATGGGCGCCGGCCGATCACCGGGCTGATGTTCTCCCGGTTCTTCGCACCGACGGTGTTCCCAGCGACGTACCCGAGCACCGTCATCAGCGCACCGGACACCGCTTCCGGGGGCAGCACGCCGGCGATGCCGAGGACGACGACGGCGACCAGGCCGAGACCGAGCAAGATTGCTTTCTGCCAGTTCACAATGCTCACGCGATCACCCCAGGTTGTAGCCGTAGACGCGAATCTTGCCGCCCGTCATCGTCCCGGCGGCCGGGGTCAACACGAAACTGACGTAGCTCGTGTTTACGTTGTGGTAGCCGACCGACATGCCGGCCAAAGTGGACCGGATGATCTGGGACCGGATCTGCGTCGACCGTGTGAGATACGGATTGAGCAGGTCGACGTCGAGCTGCATCTGCGTGCCGGATCCGCCGCTCGCGTTCGTCCAGGCCGTGCCGTTGTTGATACCGAACAGGGTCGGGCCGACACCGGCGTACGTGCCGTAAATCAGCGTCGAGTAGTAACCGGTGGTTGACGTCGTCGTCGTCGTGCGCAGTTGCAGGGTGACGTCCTGATCGGAGCTGCTCAGCGTGCCACCGGTGACGACGATCCGGTACGCCTCGTATTTGGCGGAGAACGCGTCCGTGACCGTGACCGAGGAAACCGCGTTGCCGATGGTCTGCGATTTGACGAGCACGAGCCCGGTCTTGACGTCGAGGTCGTCGGCCAGGTTCTCGATCGCCGTAGCGCCGTCTTTGACGAAGTCGGTCGACGTCGGGTACGGGAGCCCCATGATGGTGGTCGTGCCTGGCATTACAACCTCACAAGTCGAGGGATCGGAGAGTGTTCCACGTGACGTCGGCGGCGACGCCGGCCCACGTAAGTGTCGTAGTTACCGCCGACCATTGTTGCCCACGGTAGGAACCGGCTGCGTCGGACAGGCGCAAGGTCACCAGGTACTCGGACGCACGAATCGTTTCCGTGTAACCCTCGACGTACCACTTTTCGGGGAGGCCGGTAGCGAATGACGGTGTTTCGACAAGGCGGCCGATCCGCAGCTCGTCGATGATTTGTTCGCGTCGAACGTCCGTGATGTTCCGACCGGCTGGGATCGTGATCGTCGCCCAGTAAACCGGGGCACGTCCTCGAGAAAGAATCTGGTTCACGGCCGGTGCCATGACAGTCGTGCTACCAGTCGCGAACGTGACCGTTTGCTCGGTCGCGGTGTTGTTGACGCCGTCCGTCTCGAAGGTGGTTACCACGGACCCGTCGACCGATCGAGCGATGACTCGGCTTACGACTTGGGCGTTGTCGGGTCCGGTGTTCCAGTTGTCCAACACTTCATCGGCGGACAACGTCAGATCGGGTGTCAGACTTGCCCGGTCTGCTTGCGAACCGAACTTCAGATCCGGCCCGAGGATTAACGGGGTGATCGAGTAGTCCTCGTAGATCACCCCGACCGGCTCGAGGTTGATGATCGGTTCCGCTGCGGTGGCGAGTGTGACCGACGGGGTTTCCGTGTACGCCTGTTGCACCCGGCCCGCTGCGCCTGGGTTACCGACCGTTGTCGTCGTATCACCCGATGCAGGGTTTTTAAACGTGAGCGGCGTCCCCGGCGCTGGCGGCCACGGCCACGATTCGTCGGAACGGAGCCAGTCGCTAAACAGGTTGTACCAAAGCTGAAACGGAGTCGTTCCGACACCCATGGTGTACGTGCCAGGCGGGTCGGTTCCGGCGCTGTCGTAGTAGTAGGCGGCGGCGTTGTAGTAGCCGGCCAAACCTTTCCCGACGGCGTTGATCGTCAACGTGTATTTCTGTACGAGCGAATCGGTGATGTACCCGTAGAAGCGGGTGCGTCCGTCGACGAGTACTTCTACGAGCTCGCCGACGGCGGCGGCGGTTGGTGTGAACGACTGGGAACCGCCTTCGTACAAGAGGACGAGTGTCGCCTGGGTGGCCTGCGGAAGCTCGGTCAGTCGCTGTCGACCGTAAACGACGTTGACGTTCTGAATAGTTATGTCGGTGTACTCGACGTTGCCGATGTAAACCTGCGGCGCGTAGGCCATTACAACGCGACCCCGAGCCGGGCGTTCTGTTGATACAACAGGTCGTTGATCTGATTGGCGACGGCGACCGGGTCAAGCGCACCGTTTACGGTGATCGACACACCACCTTCGAGGCCGCCCGGGACGATTGCTTCGGGTGCGTCGAGTGGGTTAAGTAGGCGCCGGTAGTCCTGGCCGAAACGTTCGAGGTCGGAACCGAACGATTGGTCGCCGAGGCCGGCGAACGGGTTGTCGATCCCGAACACCTTTTCGGCGAACCGCAAGAAGATTCCGAACGGCCCGCCGAGAATGCCGTTGATAATGACTTGGCCGAGCGCGTTGCCGATCACTTTCCAGAACTCGGCGGTCGTGAGCACCCTCGCGATCCCAGCGGCCAGATCAGCGCCGAGACTGTTGCCGAGCTCGGCGAACTTCTGGCCTAGCGGTGTCTTCTGACCGATGACGACGTCGCCGAGCGTTTGGAAAAACGCTGCGTAATCACCCTTAATGAAGTCGTCGAGCAGGGGCTTAATGGTGTCGCCGAACGCGTTGCCCAGGTCCTCGATCACCGGCACGAGCTTCTCGAGCACCCCGGATGCTGCGCCGATCAACGCGTCGAAGAACTTGGAGATTTCCTCTTTGTTGTCGGTAAGCCACTTGCCGAACCGCTCGAACGCTGGCACGACCTTCTCGGACACCAGGTTGAGCAAGGTTTCGTAAGCCGGCAACAGGGCGTTACCGATATTCGTTTTTGCGTCCGTGAACTGGGCGGCCAAGATGCGCTGTTTGTTGGCAGCACCGTCGGCCGTTCGGGCGAAGTCGCCTTGTTGATCGGTCGTCTTCTCCAGGATTGCTTCGTAGGCGGCGAGCGTTTTCTGGGCCGGGGTCAACGCTTCTTTATCGGAAGCGATAATGCCCTTCTTAAACGCGATCTGACGAAGGGTCGCGTCGTCGAGCAGGACGTTAAAGCGGCGGAGCGGTTCGGCCTCGCCACGAAGACCGGCGTTCAGAGCCTGCAACGTTTCTTCGGGGCTTGCGTTGTTAAACGAGGCCATGTCGGCGGCGAGCTGCACGAACTTTTTTGACGCGTCGATTCCGGCATCGCCGGTAAGGCCCGCTGCTTTAAACAGGCCGACGAAACTGCCTGCGGCTTCTAGAGCGTCCGTCTTGGCGATACCGAGCGATTTCGCGGTGGTGTTCGACCAGGTGTCGAACTTCGACGCCGACTCGGGAATCAAAACGTTCAGCTTGGAAAGTGACTCGCCGATCCCGGACGCCGAGTCGATCGCGTCTTTGGCAAACCCGACGAGCTGGGCGCCGGCGAACGCCCCAGCGATCGCACCACCAACAGCGGCGAGCGGCCCGGCGAGCTTGCCGATGCTGCCAAGGATGCCCTGCCCGAACCCGTCGACGTCGCGTTGCGCCCGGCGTAGTGCGTCGTCGTCCCAGGTGGCATAGAAGGGTACTGAGACAGCCATTAGCGGACCTTCCTACCGAGCGCCCGGGACGTTTCCGCTTCGAGTCGTCCGGCGGTTTGGGCCAGACTACGGGCGACGACTGGCGAGTATTGGCGGGCGACTGGGTCGATGACACGGTATGGCGGCCCGCCCATGTTCTCGATGAACGACTTGCCTTGCCCGTTCAGCGCATGCGACCGGCGTCCGCCCTTGTAGGCGTACCACCGGGACCGGCCCCGGTACCGAACAGCGTTCTTCGATCCGGCTGTTTCGTACATCATGCCGACCGGGTTGCGTTGCCCGATCCAGGCGAGCACCAGGCGAGTCCACCGTTCCGGGTCCTTCGGGAGCTTGGCGTATTCGATGTACACACCACGGGCGGGTTTCGCCCGGTTCCACCCTCGAACACCGTTTGTCTGCCAACCGGACATCACGAACGGCGGGTACTTCGCCTGGGCGGTCGCCTTCGGTGCCTTGGTTGCTTGGCGGATTTCGCGACGAAACGACCGGGCAAGGTCCCGGTCGAATCGTTCCAAGACCTGCACGGTCGCTTCCAGCTGCGATTTAGTGGCGGCTCGAGCACGGCGAGCTTCGATCTTGTCGGCCGTGCTCGTCATGCTCACCTCCGTTTCGCACGCTCGTTCAGAACCTTGACGATGGTTTCCAACATCACCGGGTTAGCGATGAGCTCGGACGGGGGAATCCCAGTAGCGACGGCGATTTCGGCTACGCGTCGGCCGTGGGATCCCCTTCGGTAGGGCGGACCTTTTCGTCGTCCTCCAGATCGATGTTTTCGAGCACCTTCGCGAACCCGTCGAAGGTGTCTGGCACGTCGTGGCCGGCTTCCCGGGCGGCGTGCCAGATCACCCACATCCGGTCCCGAGCCTTGTTCATCTCGTAGACCGGGGCGTCGTGAACACGCTCCCATTCGAGCATGCTCCACAACGTCGCCTCAACGCGCTGCGGGTCCCGGTCACGAAGCTTGTATGTAGCGGCTGCCATGACCGGGAACCCTACCGCCTACGGCGTGTAGGTGGCCTGGCCGATGAGCGGGAACGACAGGGTCGACGTCAACGCTGCGTCGGCGGAACCGCCGGCGTTTGGGAACACCGGGAGCACGTTGCCGGTGAAAGAACCGGCGCCAGCCACGGCGAGCGTGAAGGCGATCGCCGTCCCGGCCGTCGCTGCCGTCCAGAGCGCCTCGAACAGGCTCGACGCGTCGGGCCAGTCCTGCATAGCCTCGACTTCGAGCGTAAACGTCGCCGGGTCGAGCGTCGCACCGGTGTCACCGAGGGTGATGTACTGGTTCGCGGTCTGGTTGGGGACGAGCTCGGCGCGGACGGCCTGGTTCGTCCAGGCGTCGCCGTCGATGGTCAGAGTCAGAGACCGACCGGTGAGAATGGTTGCCATGTTGTTACCTCTGGATCGTTAGCCGGACGGTGCAGGTGTACGACGGCAACTCTTGGTTACCGGCGTTGTAGATGCCGTAGGTGGCGGAGGTGACCGGGACGAGACTGGTGATTTCGTCCACGGCGTCGAGCAAGTAGGTGAGCTGTTCGGCCGGGCCGAGCGGCTGGGTGAGCACACTCACGTCGATGTCGAGTTGTGAGATCGCTGCGGACAGCCCGGTCAACGTCGGCGGGTCGATGACGACGACACCGGGCCGGATCAACCGGGGGTCCTGGACGACCGTGTACCCGGCGCCGGTGATTGTCGCGGCGAGCTCGTCGAGCGCGTCGGAGATCGCGCCCATTACGCGACCTGCGGGCGGCCGATGCCAAGCAACCGCATGATCTGTCCCATACCGCCGACGAGGGGGGTGATCGGGGCGCCTTGGAACGCTTGGAACTGGTCGCCCGGGCTGCCCTTCTCACGGAACAGGGCGCCGGCGTAAAGGACAGTGCCCTGCTTCACTCGGGCGGACGGGGTCACCGTCGGGTTGTCTTTGTACCCGGCTGCCCGGCGTCGACCGTACGCCCAGTCGTTCGCAGCGTTGACGCATTCTTCGCCGTAGGCGATGTCGTCGGCGTCGGACAGGGTGCCGATGAACAGCTCGAGGTCCTCAAGGTCAATCCAGGTGACTTGTGCGACGAGGATACCGGTGACCGCCACCTCGGCAAACGTGGCACCGTTGTCGGTGAACGTGACCTGGTTCTCGCCGAGGTCGACACCGGTAAGGGTGTGGTGACCGTCGACCTGGTTACCGACGTTGTAGACGTGAACGTGTTCCCCGACGACGAGCCCGGTGGCATCGTCCAGCGTGAGCGTCACCACGTCGTTTGCGTCGCGTGCTGCGAACAGGACGTCGTGGCTCACGGGTCAATGCCTCCAGGCTCGTCGTGGGAAGGGGATCAGATGAGCGACAGGGCGCCGTTGGCGAGGTCGATGTCCGCCGTCGCACCGAACGTGCGGAACGCGATGCGGGTCGACAGGGTCGCCGGCTGGTCGACGCGAACACCGCCCCGGATGTCCTCGTACACCTCGAACGACCGGGCGTTGAACACGATCGCCGCGTCGGTCGCCGGGGAGACGATGAGGGCGTCGTCGACGACGAGGGTGAGCCCGAGCGGGTTCATCGTGACCGAGGTGACACCGGCGGCGGTGCCTGCGGCGTTCGACGGGCCCAGGTAGGGGAAGATCCGGTTGCCGCCGGAGTCCTTCGCCGCGCCGAGCTGCGCCCACACGCCCGTGGAGACGAGCAGGTGGGTCGGCATGGCACCGAAGTTCGCGCGCATCTCAGCGGCCGCGAGGTACAGGTCCTCGATGACCTCGTCGCCGTCGGTGAAGTCGGTGACCGTCGCGGTCGCCGTCCCCATGCCGCCGACGAGCTCGGCGGCGACGTACCCGTTGAACGCCTGCCGGGTCACTCGGGCCATGTCCTCGAGAATGAGGCCGAGGAGGGCGGGGTCGGACCAGCCGGCCGCCTGCTCGGACACGTCGACGTAGCCGCCGAACGTCTTCTTGTCGACCTGGATGCGGTCGACGACCATCGCGGTGGAGGACAGCTCGTCGAACTCGGCGACCTGCTGGGCGGCCGACGTGTGCGTCGTGATCTTCCGACGGTAGAACGTCTCACCGGACGCCGGCATCGCACGGGTGCCGAGGGCGGTGAGGAGCGGGCCGGCGTCGGACAGCGACAGGTTGTTGAACACGTCACCGACGAGCGGCTCCGGGAGGAGACCGGCGATGTCGGCGGTGGTGTTCTCGGCGGCGACCGCCTCGACACGGGGGAGCTGTTCACCGCGCAGCATGGCGGACAGGTACTGCCCGGGGGTGACCTTGCGGGGCTGCGCCGTGATGACGAGCGGCGCCGTGGGGATGGTGGCCTCGGCCATGTTGGTGTCCTCCTCGGACGGTGCGGCCGCCTCGTCGGCGGTTTCTGGGGTTTCCTCGACGTCGACCGGGTCGGCCGGCGTTTCGGTCTGTGCGCCTGCCTGCGGCATGGCCTCGAGGGCCTCCTCGGCGGCAACGCTGGTGATCTTCGCCTCGGGGAAAGCACCCCACGGCAGGACGGACAGCTCGCGGAAGATGCCGGCCTTGACGACCATGACACCTTCGACGAACTCGTGGTCGGTGACGTCCACCCCGACCGACACGGCGTCAAGGACACCGTCGGCGGCGAGGGCGAGGGTTTCGTCCGCCAGGGTGGTGGCGGAGAACTTCGCGGAGAACAGGAGCCCTTCGTCGGTGTCGACGAGCTCGGTGACGATCCCTACCGGCTTTGTGTGGTCGTGGTCGCGGAGGAGCTTCGGCCGGGCGGTGACGTCCAGGCTGCCGGCCTCGAACCGGACCCGACCGGTCGACGCGTGCGCGGTGGTGCCGTAGGGGACCGCGATGCCGGAGATCGTCCGGCGGGGTTCCTGGTCGGCGGGGCCGGCGTCGACGGTGAGCGGGGCGGAAAGTTCCAGTCTCACGAAAGCGTCTCCTGGGTCTGTCCTTCGGCCATGCCGGGCTCGAGCATGGTCACGGTTTCGCGAAGCAGGGCGTCACGGTCGAAGCGGACGACCCGGCCTCGGGCGATGACGTCGTCGGCCGACAGGCGTTCTTCGATGGTGCACAGGTACGGGCCAGCGTCCAGGGCGAGCTGGCGGCGAGCTTCGAGGCTGTTCGAGTATTGGACGGTCGAACCGCCGCCGGTCGGGGCGCCGAGGAGAACCGGGGTGATGTTGCACACCCGGGCGATCTCCAGGGCGGCGTGCTGCCGGGTTTCGAGGAGCTCCAGGTCGTCCAGGGTGATCTTTTCGGCCACCCATTCGACTTCGGCGTTCAACGCAGCGATCGCACCCTGGGCGCCCAGGCGGGCTTCGTACCAGGCGTCGCACAGCTCGCGCAGTTCTTCGCCGGTCATCGGTTCCGTGCCGGCACGCTGTTGCAGGTACCCGAGCGCGAACGGGGTCGCAGCAAACCGGTAGGCGGCTTGCTCGAGCCGGTCGGCGATCGCGAACGTGCGCGCCCCGGATTCGAGCACCCCGGGCGACGAATGCCAGAACGAGATCACGTCACGCCGGTCCAGGTTGTTCCCGCCGAACGTGATCTTGTACTCACCGAACGGGGCGTTGCCGACGTACGCGCTCGCGTCGATGTAGACCTGGTCGGTCGGGAGCAACACGAACGACGACGGAAACCCTGTCGAGTACCGGGACGTCACGTACCAATGCGCCCGACCCCACCAGAACAGGCTGTCGATCGTCCACCCGAACATCCACGACCGGGTCTGGTTCGGGTCGGGGCGTTCCATCCACCCTTCGGGCGGTTCGGGGACGAGCTCGATCTCGTCGCCGTTCCACAGGGTGCGGTAATGCTCAAGGGGGAGGGCCTGGCCGACGGACACGAACAGGTCTCGGGCTCGGCCCACCGCGGCAAGCTGCCAGGAGCGGCCACGCCCCGCGCCAACAAGACCTGTGGCCACTCCTGACAGCGGTGCGGGCAATGCCGTAGCGGCCACGCGAGCTCGGGCCGGTGCGGGTTCGGTACGGCGGGTGAAGATGCCCACGGCATCCATTGTCGCACCCGATCTGTCACAGATCGGACGCCCAGACGCAAAGAGACGAAGTGGTCCCCTAACGCGGTTTACGGGTGCCGGTGGCGACGACCGCCCGTGCTCGAGGTCGGGTCTTCGACGCTAAGGCGATCGCCCACACGGCGCATCGGGCTAGCTCGATCGGGCCGGGTGACCGGGCGGACTGCAATGCCATCCCGAACCGGGTCGGGGCGGCGACCGCACGGGCCATGTGTTCGGCCAACTGGTTCGACCCCGAATGCGTCACCTTGCCGTCGAGAATCAGATTACGGACGATGCCCGTCCACTTCATCGTCTCCGTGTACCCGACGATCGTTCGACGGGGTTTCAGATGCGCCGGGGTGTGCAGGTCGAACTGCGGTGTGATCGCCAGGGTGGTGCGGGCCGGGAGGCTGGTGGCGACCGCTTCCCACATTTCGCCTTCGGAGCGGACGACGAACGCGGTGTCAACATGCACCCGCCCGTCGTCGAGCTGCCAGGCGCGCACCCCGACATGCCGAAGCCCGTCCAGGGCGGCGTCGCAAGCCCATACCAGTTCGGGAGCGTCCGGGGGTTCCTCGACGAGCTTTTCCCAGGTGCCGTTCGGTAGCCAACCGTGGTCGGTGGTTATCCACAGGTTCACGGACGCTCGTAGGAACGCGTCGGTGTTCGGCAGGTTCGATTCCTGCACAAGCGTGTCGTGGGTGATGGTGTGCCCGAGCGCCGGGTTCGCGTACGGCCACGCTTCCGGTGTCATCGGATCCAGGTTCGGCGGTGGCGACCATTCCGCGAAGTAGAACCCGGACGGTTCACCCTTCTCGATCTGCCGGATGCCGGCTTCGCGTTGACGAAGCATCCACGACGAGCCTTCGGTGCCGGCTGTTGACCAGGCCGACAACAACGGACGACGTCGAGCTCGTTGCGCCGGCATTAAGCCCTGGTCGATGACGTCGGCGGACACGTCCCACACTTCGTCGGCAACAGCCAGGTCAATCGACAGACCGTGACCAATCACCGGGGTCGCTGCTCGAGCTTGCCATTGGGACCCGTCGGGCATGGTGAGCGTGTTCCGCCCATACGACCATCGGCCCTTACCGCCGAACAGCTCGATAAGGGTCGGGGCAAGCGACTCGAACAGGGACACGGCAAGATCGAGTGTGTGCGCGGTGGACAGCACGAACTGGGGTTGCCCCCGGTACACCGGCCCTTCGGTAAGCCACCAGCCGACGAGCGCCTTTAGCGCCTGGGTCTTCCCGTTCTGCCGGGCCACAGACACCAGGCTCGAACGAACAGCCAACTCACCAGTCTCGTCCAGGCCGAGCATTCGGTCCAGGACCCGACGCTGCCACGGCATGAGCTCGACGCCGAGCACCCGAGCGGACCAGGCCGCCACCAGAGGACCCCACGACTGTTCGGCGACGGTGACCGTCTCCAACCTCGGCGGGAAATCGGTGGCGGGCTCGAGATCGGCCGGGATCGACGAGCGTTGCGC